AACATGACGCAAGTACACCTCGCCCGCAAGATTGGGATGTCCGAAAGGTCGATCCGATACTATGAACAAGGCGGTCGATCCGTCCCGGCTCCGGTCTCTATCCTCTTAGAGACGTTTCTAGGGGGTCTGGAGCGTGCCTAGCTACAATCGGGATAGTTACCTAGCAATTACCCTATATGCCTCTCTATGGGCTTTATACGGGCTTATAGAACTATATAAAGGATAAGACATGGCCGGACATATTAAACGGCGCACGATTGCGTCAAACTTGGACAAGGTTGGCGAGACCGTCTTGCTGGAAAAGATTGCATCCGGCATGACAATGGCTGGCCTTGCTCGTGAACTGAACATCAGCAACCTATCGCTCTATCATTGGATACGCAAAGACCCAGACCGAGAAGAACGATTCAGACAGGCTCGGACAATCGCGGCGGATCAATGGGCGGATGAGTGCCTCGACATTGCCGACGCCTCGGACAGTGTATCGGCTAACGCTGACAGGCTTAAGATCGAAACGCGCAAATGGTTGGCGGGGGTTACTGCTCCGGATAAGTTCCAAGCCAAGCCGACCGCAGCGGTCCAAGTCAACGTGAACCAACTTCACCTTGATGCACTGCGCCAGCTAAACTTGGCGTCATCAAATCCTCATGACCAAATCGAGCATATCGAGGAAGAGATCACCATAGACATCACCCCACCCAAGCAAGTCGGCTCTCATAACCTCGATGCGGACGACTTGCCGGGTGTGTTTGACGAAGATTAACGGAAAACTGCCATCCGTGCACGGTTTGAGAGGGTCCGTGCACGGTTCGGGCCGGGTTTGGGGCCGGGTTTAAGCACGCATTTCCGCCAATGTGCACGGAGTGCACGGTTTGTCGGCGCATTAGTCCCCATAAATAAGTAACAGTGTAATATGACACTTCTAACACTGTTACTTACGTGAGAGCGGATTAACTTTTTTAAACCCGGCACTCCGTGCACATCCTTAGATTTCCGCCATTTTATCTGGCCCTAAACCGTGCACCAACCATGCACGGACCCTCTCAAACCGTGCACGGATTTAAAAAAAGGGAGCCGAAGCCCCCTTAGTCTGCTTTACGTTCACGTAAACTTATGAGCCGGTCGAGATACCATCGGGCCTTCTTTAAGTCCTCAATCGGCTTCCCCTTCCTCTCATAGCGCCACATATATTTCATGATGTTGCCCTTGAGGTAGCCAGCAAATGCCTCCGGAGCCATCGACGCTTCGATCCCTTCGATAGCCTCGATGCCTCCGGTCTTATAGTGCGGTGGGCTATTGACCACATCGACACTCTGCTCGTTAAGCATATCCCTCACTTCCTTATATCGCATAAAATCATTCCCATACATTACACATCATCCCTATCATCTGCTTTGAAGTTAATCTCAACGCCAAAGAAATCGTCCGACCCTTCATCGATCATGGCGTTGATGATCATGTGGTCTGCATCGCCAATGAGAAGTTCAAGACCGCGGAACACACGCTTCGTTCGTGTCGCCCGGTCCCTTGTGGCATCATAGCCATGCGTCTTCATCTCGCCATTGAACTTACGCTGCGACCACTCCTTGCCCTTGGCTTCGTTGTTATCCTTGCACCAGTCACGGAAGTCATTGAACGCCTCATTGGTGGTCATCTCATTGTCTTCGCCAGCCACGCAACGCTCCGTGATCCAGCGGGCCAATGCGTCCTCTCCTGCGAGATACTCATCGGTAGCTTGAATTACGACCTGTGGCGGGTTCAACCCTTCAGCCATCCATGCCTTCGCGCCTTCGATAATCCACGCCAAGATGGCTGGATATTCTTCTTTTAGCTTGTCGGGCAGGTCCATATCCTTACGAACTGGTTTGGTGTCGAAGGGTATGAGGTGCATACGACGCCGCATAGCGTCATCCACATTAGTTATCTCTGGCTTCGTATTGCCTGCAATAACCAACGTGAACTGCGGCTCGAACTCAAACAAATCCTGACGCATGAAACGCGCACTGATCTTGTCCCCGCCAGTCAGCGACTTGACCTTGGCTTCGTCCCACCTGCGCGACGGGTCGATTTCCTGCGCGTGAACGAGCCTTGCGCCCATCAACGACGCCAACTCTGTAGGGTGACGCTGATTGTTCGACGCCAAGAACACGTCCGCACTGGCCACGGTGGCATAATCGCCAAGGATGTTGCCTATCGCACCAAGGAACGTCCCTTTGCCATTGCCCCCGGACCCGTGGGCGAAGGCGAGTACATGCTCCTTCGTACTACCCGTAGCCGAATAGCCAGCCAACCTTTGAAGGTAAGAGATCATCTCGCTATCACCGTTGCACGCCTCATTAAGGAACGCCTGCCATTGCGGGGCTGGCTTGCTGAAGTCCGCCTCGACCGATGTGCATTTTGTGCACATGCGAGAACGGTCATGGGGGAGCAATGCCCCCGTCTTCAGGTCTACCATCCCCGACCGGGTGTTGAGGATATAGATGTCCGCGTCTAGCTGTTCCGTCGTGGCCTGCATGGACGGCTCGACTGCCGCCAGCTTCGCTACGTTTGCAATCACATTGTACGACGCCACACGCTGCGCGATCCGCTCACCCTTTTGCGGGCTGTCAATGTGCTGCAATGCTTCAGCCGACGCATTCGCGCAGACCTTGCGGACGATGGACAGGTGCTTGTTCGCCACGTCCTTGGCCCACTTGTTACCATCCCATGCGACCCAGCCCATGCCGCCCACAACGTATCGTATATCCGAAACGTGTAGCCGAGCAACGCGCTGCGCCAATGCAATGTCGCTGTACTCAATCGGTGTTTCGCCCGCAGACGCTACCATGCCGAAGTCTTCATCGCTGAAGTCCGTCACATCGAACTCATCGACCTCGCGTTTGTAGCCAAAGGTCGCAGCCTTACCCGCCAGCCAGTCCCAGCCCAACTCATAGGGCGGGTGCATACGACCGAAGTCTGCTTCGATAGTATCGAGCGAGTTAACGCCGTCTTCCCAACGCTCGGCCCAGCCTGCGAATATCTCGAACGCATCCGGCTCATGGTCTGGGCCACACGCCGCCTTGATGGCGTAGCCCATGCGGATATAGTCATCGCGGTCAGGGAAATGCTCGGTCTTATTCGGGATGGCCGCTACCGCAGCCGCTACATGGGTAATGCTTGGCGCGGTGAGCGACGCCTGATCGACGGACTGCCGCTCGACTGCCTTCTGCGCCGTCTTATCCGCGTGGATAATCTCGCAGCCCATCATCTCCAACGTCTCCGTCAGATCGGCGAAGAACTGCTCAATCTTTTCCCGCGTTACCTTCTTCAAGCCAGCCGGGCCACGTGCCTCCAAGTCCACATCAAGACTGTACGGTTCCTTAGTGATAGGATGGATACCGCCGATGACGTACTGCTGCCCGTCACCTAGAAATTCTACAAGCTGCTCGACGCCCCGGTCATCGCGGAACCGCACCTGCATCCGGCCAATCTTTTCATCGGTGCGATACATGAACAGCCGCTTGGGGAAACGACCGATACGCATAGGGGCTTTGCCCAATGCCTTCACCGCCATATCACCAATGACCCTAGCCAGCCCCTCGTTGACAACATCAATGTCAACCGCAGGATATTTGCTTGCCTTCAAGCCGATATTAGCATGGCTGCGGTCCCACCTTTCCACATCGTTAGATGTTGGCACATAGTCCTGCCAGCCGTAGCCGCCCCATGTGCCCTGTGCATTCTGCCGACCGGGTGCTTTGCCTGCCTGATCCGCTTGGATTTTAGACATGGCCGACAACTCGGCGTTCGGCGGGATGACGGACACGAGATCGGTGAACCCAATCTCATACAGTGTCTTAAATTTCATTAGTGCAACTCCCTTTTTTCAATTTGGTCCCGCCTCTGCATCAATATGTCTATTGCTGCGTCGATGGCGTAGACCGCGAAGTCTGGTTCGGCTTCGTCTAGTATTTTGTAGGCGGCTGTTGTTAATATTACGCCGCGTTCAAAGTCTTCTTCGAAACCGATGATGAATACTGGAACAAACTCAACCTGTTGTTCTTCATCAGTCCATCTTATCTTGGTCATTACTATATCCTTCCGAAGACACTCCGGCCAGTGTAAGAAGCCTGATTGTCTGCATGGATTCGGCGGGTGCTTCTGCCAGCCAGAAGCGACTGGACATAGAGCAGAAGTTCGTAGGCATCAATCTCACCTTCGATTTTTATTCGGTTACCATCCCGGCTGGTGTAGCCACGTGTGTTATTGTCGAGCCACTCGGCCAGTTGTGCTGCTTGTACCTGTTTCATTTGCTCTTCTCCCTTATCTCAAAGCCAAGCGCGTCCAGTGCGGCGCGGAGTGATGGTTCGGAATTATTGATGTAAGCGTCACCCCATCCAGCCTTTTTCATCGCAGCCACCAGCGGGTCAGGCTTGGGCGTGGGGAGGATGAATTCGGCGAACCTACTATTAGCCGGAACGTACCCTCCTCCGTAATAGTCACGCAGCGCATCGCTCACCTTCTGCCGGAAGGCTTCGTGTTGTTCGATGGCGCGGCGAAGCGCCGTGCATAAATCTTTATGCGGTGCAGTGTCCACGTTTTCGCATTTGTAAAGGGACACCTCATTCAGTAGCACCAGTGCTTTGTCTTCAGTTGTCATTTCAAATGATCTCCTTCTGCAATCCGATCCGCCAGCCAACGTGTGTTGCGCTCGAACATGTTCATCTTGCCAGTGCGAAGCCAAGCAATGATGGCATCCTTCTCGTTGACGACAGGCGGTTTCTCTTCATTAGTTTTTGTTGGACGTGTCATTAGATTAACTCCTTAACCTTAAATCCTTTTGCTTCAGCGTAGGCGATGAGGTCGTCGAGCCACATGATGCCTTTGCCTGAAACAAAATACTGATTGATGCCCCGAAAGGGTACATTCTTTATGTCGCCCCATGTGTGCGACGACTGCTCATACATCTTTATATCTGCACGGTGGACCGATGGATGAGTCCGGCGCAGAAAGTTAGCTGCTTCAGCCGCAATCAATTTCGTGTGGCCGGAGAACTCACGCCGAGCAACTGGCTCATCTCCTTTGACTTCAGCCGGAACAAACCTATCCGTTTTCGCGTACCATTCCGCCTTTGGTATAGAGGCAATACCTGTTTCCTTAAGCCAGCCCTTAACCGTTCTACGGTCACTGCCGTATAAACGCATAAGCGCAGCGCAGGTCATAGTCGGGGCCATCGTGCGAAAGTTATCTGGCACGGCCTTCTTCCTTCCGCTTGAACTGACAAGGACTTCCGTAAGTTTAAGTTCGTCCATCCAACGAAGGACCACCGACCTAATCCGGCCATAATGTTTAACGAGTTGCGTTACGTTCATGGTCCTTGCCATCTCCCTTAGATCATCTGGCGGTGGCGATTTGTGCGAAACGAACTCTCGCTTCAGCCCTATCTTTCTACGCCGCGTATCAACGGCGTCGGCAGAACGGCCAAGCACCTCTCCAATCTGCGGGTACGTCAGATTTTTATGGTAAAGTTCTGTGAGAATAGCGTCCTCTTCAGGTCGCCACGGGGTAAAACTCTTGGACATAATCTCCCTCATTTGTTTGTTGCCTCTCTTGGGTGGCACAGGTTCAATATCGAATGCAAGAACTTTTTTTGTTGACGACACTATGCGACTTGTGCCAGCTATATGGAAAGCAAACGTGACGCCGACGAAAAAGAGGGAACGAGTATGGTAGTATCGGTAGACTTCGAGACGCGCAGCGCCGTCGATCTCCGTAAGACGGGCGTCTATAAGTACGCCGCTGACCCATCAACCGACATCTGGTGCATGGCCTACAAGGCTCCGTGGTCTGACGACGTGCTGGTATGGCAGCCGGGCGATGAGGTAGATGCCCACCTCGAAGATTGGATCAGGGCGGGCGGGTTGCTGTCGGCATGGAACGCCAACTTCGAACGCACAATCTGGAACAATATCATGACCGGTCGCTATCAGTGGCCAGACACCCGCATCAATCAATGGCGCTGCACGATGGCGCAGGCCAGCGCGATGGGACTGCCCCGCGCACTAGGCCAAGCTGCTGCCGTCCTTGGCGTTGAAGAACAGAAAGATAAGACCGGCGCGGCCCTTATGCTCCGGATGGCACGGCCACGTAAGGTGAACGCCGACGGTAGCTACACATGGTGGGACACAAAGGACAAACTCGATACGCTAGTAGCGTATTGCCGACAGGACGTGCGAACGGAACTGTCCGTCGCGGAAGTCCTGAACGAAATGCCTGACAGTGAGCGTCGTCTGTATCAGCTTGACCAACGCATCAACGACCGGGGCGTTAAGGTTGACCGTGACCTGATTGAACGGGTTAGCAAACTTGCTAACTCCGCATCGGAGAACATCGACGCAGAGATCAAGCGCCTTACGAACGGCCAAGTCAAAGCAGCAACGAACGCAATGGACTTAACCGCGTGGCTTCGTGGCTATGGGTTAAACGTAAACTCTGTGGACAAGCAGACCGTGACTCGGATGCTGAGCGTTGATGGGCTGCACCCCATCATCAAGCAAGTGTTGAAGCTACGCCAAGACGGAGCCAAGTCCAGCACCGCTAAGTATGATGCAATGCTTAACGCCGCAGACGCCGACGACCGTATGCGTGGCCTGCTTATGTATCATGGCGCGGCAACGGGCCGGTGGTCTGGTCGGCTTGTGCAACCACAAAACTTTCCTCGGCCCTTAAAAAAGAACGATGAACTTGAAACAATCATCGCAAAGCTAAAGGCCGACGAAGATGTATCAGAGCATGGCGCAGGGACAGTTATTGCCTCTGACTTGCTCCGGTCTATGCTGATCGCCGAGGATGGCCATCGGCTTATGTTTGCCGACTACTCGGCGATTGAGGCCCGCGTGTTGGCGTGGGTAGCAGGACAGAACGATCTCGTTGAGACGTTCCGAAAGGGGGGAGACGTGTACAAAGATATGGCATCCGCTATCTACAACAAGTCTGTTGACGCAATCAGCGACAACGAACGCCAAGTTGGTAAGATGGCAATCTTGGGTTGCGGCTACGGCATGGGGGGCAAACGCTTCGCCGAGCAGTGCGCCACAATGGGCATCAAGGTAGACGAGGACGAAGCCAAGCGCATCGTGTCGGTCTATCGTGAGAAGAACAATCGGATCGCGCAATACTGGCGTGATGTCGAACAAGACTTTGTAGATATGGTAAAGGAAGCGGGCCGTGTTAGGTCGGTCGAACTTCCTCTACCTAGCGGGCGGTCGCTTACGTACCACAATCCGCGCATCATTCAGCGAGAGACGCCTTGGGGGGCAATGCGTGACACCGCGCAAGTCGATACGCTGAATAGTGTGACCCGTCAGTGGGTGTCACAGATTATATGGGGTGGTCTGTTGACGGAGAACGTGGTGCAAGCGACTGCCCGCGACATGATGGCCACGGCCATGATGGCGTTGGAAGTCAAGGGCTACAATGTCATCCTGTCCGTACACGATGAAATCATTAGCGAAGTGCCAGATAATTTTGGGTCGCTTGACGAAATGATTGACATCATGACACGAGTTCCGGCATGGGCGGAAGGCTGCCCAATCAACGCCGAGGGCAAAGAAGGGAAGAGGTATCGCAAATGACAGCACATGCTAAGTTTGGCGCGTCGAATGCAAAGCGCCGCATCAACTGCCCCGGTTCGCTTAGCGCCGAGGCTCCGTTCCCTAACGAGAGTTCACCTTACGCCGAACTTGGTACGGCGGCACATGAGTTTGGTGAGTTCTGCTTGGTCAATGGACATGAAGATGCCTTCGCCTTCATTGGCCAAGAGCACAACGGCCACAAGGTTGACGACAACATGGCGCGTGCGGTGCAGGTTTACATAGACCACATCCGCGAGGTGGCCTCATCGGAGCCGAGCATCTGCCGCTATGAGAAACGCTTCAGCCTCGATAAGCTGGACCCACCTATGCCAATGTTCGGCACGGCTGACTGCATCATTTACGGCAAGGCAACTGGGACGCTGTACGTCAACGACTATAAGCACGGCCAAGGTATCGCGGTTGAAGTCGCGGACAATGAGCAGCTTAAATACTACGCGCTCGGTGCTATCCTTGAGATTGGCGAGAAGGCTCCGGTCAACAAAGTTATAACGGTCGTTATACAACCCCGCGCCATGCACCCCGATGGGCCGGTGCGGCAGCACAGCTACAGCCGCGACGAGATCATGGACTTCGGCACAGAACTTATCGACGCAGCGTATGCGTCCTTGAAGCCGGACGCACCGCGCATCTCTGGCGATCACTGCAAGTTCTGCCTTGCGGCTGGCACTTGTTCGGCCCTGCGCAACAACGCCCTTGAGGTCGCACAAGACGAGTTCGGTACAGTACGAACCATCAATGACCTAACTCCACAGGAAGTCGCGGACTATCTGCAAAGGGTTCCGTTGGTTGAAGAGTGGATCAAATCTTTGCGCCGCCATGCCAATACTTTGTTGGAAACAGGCGCAGGTCTCCCCGGCTACAAGTTGGTTGAGAAACGACCGACGCGCCGCTGGCGTGTTGAAGAAGAGTTCGTGGCTTGGGCCACAGAAGAAGGTCTCGATGACGACGACATCTACGAAAAGAAGTTGAAGTCGCCACCGCAGATCGAGCGTGTTGTGGGCAAGAAGAACCTGCCTGCATCGCTCGTCATAGCTGTATCATCCGGCACATCAATGGTCGCTGATACAGATAACCGTCCGGCTGTAGCCTCGTTGGCCGCAGACGACTTTACCGCTGAATAAGGAAACTACGATGTCAAAAGTTATTACACCCGAAGCAATCATCTCTTATCCGCATGTGTTCGAACCGCAGACACCTCCGGGTGCAAGTGAGCCAGTCTATTCTTGCTGCCTTGTATTCCCTGACGGCACTGACATGTCCGAACTCAAAGCGACGGCTGCGGCTGTGGCCAAGGAGAAGTGGGGAGACAAGACTAAATCGTTGATGGAAGGCGGCAAAATCCGTATGCCTTTCCGCAACGACGGCGAAGAGAAGGGCTATCCTGAAGGCTCGGTCTTCATGAACGTCAAGTCGAAGCAAGCGCCCGGTGTTGTCAGCAAGTTTGCTGGCGAGAACGGCAAGCCTGCTCCGATTACCGACCCTAAAGAAATCTACCCCGGTGCGAAGGTCCGTGCCTCGCTGCGCGCCTATGCGTACAGCGTGAACGGCAACAACGGCGTTGCGTTCTCTCTGGGCAATCTGCAAAAGGTAGCCGATGGCCCCCGTATGGATGGCCGTCTGTCCGCTGCCGACGAGTTCACTGCAACGGAGCGTCCGTCCGCAGACATCTCGGACCTTGACGATTTGCTCTAAATGAAAGGGAGGGCCGGGGAGTTTGGAAGTCGCTCCGGCCCTTCTTACGGGAGGCTGCTATGGAAAGTTTAATTAAGGCGCATGATGCACGTAAATATTTAGACTATGACCCAGCCACAGGTGAGATGCGCTGGAAGATTTGGCCGCGCACTGGACGCCCTAGTGGGCGTGAAATCCTAACGACAAACGCGCAAGGCTATCGTGTAGTTACGCTTATGGGTAGGCAGTACCGCGTACATCGCGTAGCTTGGCTCATGATGTACGGCAAATGGCCGTCTGAACTTCTCGACCACGCCAACGGTAAGCGCACGGACAACCGCCTAGTAAATCTACGCGAGGCCAACCGCGCTGAGAACAACCGCAATCGGGGCATGAACCGAAACAACACGACAGGCTTTAAGGGCGTGACGTACAACAAAGACCGCAAGAAATGGCAGGCTAAGATTTACCGCAACAACAAGGCGATACACCTTGGTCGGTTTGCGTCTGCGCAGCAAGCCTTCGCGGCGTACTGTAAAGCCAGCCGCGAACACCACGGTGAGTTTCGACGGCTAGTCTAACGCCTCGGATATCATCTGCGCTTTCTTGGCTAGGGTCTTAGCCACAATCTCATCAACAGAATTGACAAGGCCGAATGTCCGCACGATCACAGGCTTTGTCTGGCCGATGCGATGGCAACGCTTTGCCGCCTGTGCGTTCACCGCCGGAACCCAATCCATCTCAACAAACGCCACCTGATTTGCCGCTGTCAATGTGATTGCTGTGGAACACGCCGTGATCTGGCCGATGAATACCCGCACCTTCGGATCAGTCTGGAAGTTGTCAATCGCCGCTTGACGGTCGGCTGTCGGCATACCGCCTGCGACCACCACTGGATTGAAGTCTTTCAGCCTATCGTAAAGCGTCTGGATTGCGTCAGTGTGGTAGGCGAAGATGACTATCTTGTCGTAGGCATCATCGGCCAATTCACCCGCTATCTGTGTGGCGATGGGCGCTGCCTTGGCCGCACCGGTTAGCCGTCTTAATGACGCGATATGCGGAGCGATGCTCTCAATCTCTGAAGCCAAGTCCTGCCCCGTAAGGGAATGCGCGAGGATCATATCGACCGCTTCGGCTTGGCGTGGGTCGTCGATGTGTTTCCTATCGCTCCAGTTTTCTATCTCAACTGGCGCGCTCTGCCACCAGATAGGCGGCAAATCTTTTAGCACCACCTCGCCCTTGCGGCGAAGCATAATCGACTGGAGTACGGTCTTGAACTCCGCCATGCGCTCGGTCTTGTTACCGAGAATTTGTAGCCCAAATGAGCCACACCATGTCTTGCAGAAGTACGTCGTAAAGTCAGTGAAGTTTAGCGGGTACTTCCAAATCGCTTTAAGATGGGTCCAGAAATCGCTGACATTATTAGGGATGGGAGTACCGCTAAGAAGCCAAACACGATCAGCAAACTTAACAAGGCCATCACCGCGACAGTACTGGCCATATAGATACTTTGTGCGCTTAGCAGTACGGTTCTTGAGATAATGAGCCTCGTCCAGAACAAGAACGTCTGGTTCAAACTTTGCGATCTCATTGCGCACCTCCTTCGACTGTGTGATTTTATCATAGCTGAAGACTTTGACTTCGCGCTCGACGGTCCCCCATCGCTCGAACTCACGCCGCCAGTTAATCTTAGCGATAGCTGGGCAGATCACGACGACTTTTGTTAGGCCGAGTTTATCACAGGCTGCGATAACTTGAAGTGTTTTGCCAAGGCCCTGCTCGTCGGCAAGGAATGCGGCTGGGTTATCACAGAGAAAGTCTGCGCCGACCTTTTGGTAATCGAATAGATGGTTCATCGTCTTCCCTCTCGGCGGCGTAGCAGGCGATAAGCGCAGCTTCGGCTCGACCGTCATCCTTTTTCCGTGCGAAGAGATGGGCGTAATCCGGGAACAACTCTTGTGCCCGCTGACGACTGCCGTCCTTTCCTCCGAACGTGCGCATAGACTTAATCCAAGTTGCAGGCGGTATCAACTCAAAAGATACAGACAGGCCAGCAAGGACACCCTCGACGATACCAGCGGCACGGCCAAAGCTGAACATCGAGGACACGCCTTGGCCCGGCATGGCGTGGACTTTCTCGATGATGGCTTTGATTTCACCGGTCACATGCGGGCGCAGGCTATCGGCCAGCATGTGTGCGTCAACCTGATTGACGACACGCGGCCCACGTTTGACTTTAAGAGTAGGCATGTCGATGATGACAAGTTCTCGGCTATCCTTATCCAGAATAGCGACAGCCCCGAACGCGCCGGGATCAATACCCATGAACTTCATGGGCAGTGTCTATAATATCAGAAGCTAGTTCGCAAGTGACTGCGTGGCCCCAAAGACTTACGATGGCGAAGCCCGTCGGGTTTGTGGCGACGTTTCGACTTTGGCTGGGGTCGCCACGACATGTCTTTAACGCTAGTCTTCTTGGCCATTACTTGCCTTTCGTATAGACCTTATAGTCGCCGGGATCGGTGTACTCAGTACCGACAGGGAGCGCATCATATTGTTCTTGGTTCTTAAGAAGAGGAGCCTTGCTCAACTGACGCAGCAATGTGTCTGCCGTCATGCCCGTGCTGGCTTCAACTTGGCGGTTGAGCATGATCTTCTCTTCGCGGTTCATACCCTTAAACTTTTTTAGCAAAGAAAGTTCTGGGTTCTCCGCGTTGAACTTAGCGTTGGCGGCTTCACGCGCCTTAGCATAAATCTCTTTGATTGCTGCGGACTTTCCGACGTTATCAAGGTTCTGATATTCAGGAGATTGCAACAACGGTGCGATCCCGCGCTCGGCGATGATGCCTAGATCGCGGTTAACAAGGCGGTCGATGGCAACTTCGCCAGTCTTCGATCCTACATCGTAGGGTGTAAGACCAAGTTTATCCAGTTCGCTTTCAACAATGTTCTTGGCTGGACGGATTGTGGCCCCAAGAAGCTGACGCAACGCCGGGTCTTCAGTGGTCATTGGCCCTTCACGCGTCGCCGAAGGCGCAGCCGGAACGCCTAATGCCTGCTGCGCTCCGGGGATTGGACGAACAAGCGCGCCAAGGGGGTTGTCCTTGGTGTCACGGTAGACCGCTTCTTCCGGATCGTACTGGGCGTAGAAATCTTTGAATGTGCTGAACGGCTGAAGGAAGCCAGCGCCTACATCTGCCAGCCAACTTGTCACAATCGTCTTAGCTTTGTCGAGGTTTCCGGCAGCGCCGGACAAATCCTTTAAAAGCTGATCGGTTACATAGAGGCCCGTGCCTGCGCGAAACTGCGCGCCGCTCAGGCCTTGAAGAATATCTTTCGTCTCAAACGCCTGATCGAGAGTGTTATCCTGCGCTCGTTTAATAACATCCGCGACTAAGAGATACGGGGCAGCGGGAAAAAACGGACGAAGGTCAACAGTCCGGCCATCTGGCAAACGACCTTCGTACCATTTCTCCCCAGCGTATTCGCTATTGCGAAATTCATACGCACCGTACAGCATGGACGATCCGACGATAGCTTTCGACACAGCCGACACATCGCCCTTAGCAAACTTGGCGCGTTCGGCTTCGGTCAATAGTTTTGTAAAACCGGCGGGGCTGTAGTCGAACTGGAACTTCATCGCGTTCATCATGAAACGCGGGAACGGCATTACAGTTGTACCGACAACGCGGGCAACGGTCCCAACCTTGCCCATTTTGTCTAGCATCTCGCTGAACTTATCGGCAACTTCAGAGCGTGCCGAATAGGTGAAGCCAAGGGTGTCGTCGAGCGCCTTTATCCATGCCTCTTCGGGCAGACGTGCGATACCACCTGTGTCCACCAGTTCGTTAAAGTCTAGGCCGAGACGGGTTGCTTCTCGGCGCAGCATAACTGGGAACAAGGCTTTGCGCGTTGCGGTTTCTGTGACGCGGTTCAAAAGGTTAGCGACATCAACCGCCTTTTCGACTTTAGAAAAAGCGTCTTTCTTAGTTACACGCACAACATCGGCAGCGTAAGTAGCCGCGAGTTCTTTATTAATTTCCGGCTGGACATTCTTCATTTGCTCCCAGAACTTAGTGTTCCGACCCGGAGCAAAGCGATCCGTCAAGACAGCCGCTGCGTCAAATGGACTAACGCCAACCTTCTGTTGGCGAAAGGGATTAACCGCAGCATTGACCGTGGTGTCCATAAGGTTCGTTGCCACGTCAATAGGTACACGAACACCGGACGATATGACGTTGCGCATTGTAGTGGCCACGCTCGACACGAGCGCGCCGCGATAGGCATTGGTCAGTCGTTTCCAGAAGCCAAGATCATCCGCCTCTTGAATGCCAAGTTTAGCGATGTCGGCTGCTTCTTTTGGAACATAACGGCTGGCCATACTGAACCGTTGCATAACACGAGCGGCATCGCCAAGACCTTGGCGTGATCCAGTGATAAGTTCAAACAGGTCTTCGTCTTTAAGGTCATACTTCGTGACGAGTTTGGATACCTCTTCTTCGGGAAGAGTGCCTGCTTTGAAGTGACGATAGAAAAATTCAGAGAACGGCATATCTGCTGGACGCTGGAGGCCAGCCAGATTGCTATAGTCCGCTGCAAAGTTAGCGACCTTACCCCCAATTTCGGCGGTAGGAATAGGCTGCGTCTGGCCCTTCACTTCCATAGCCGCGATGGCGGGGATACCTGTTTCGGGGGTAGATGCAGGTAGATCATACGCCACATTGCGCGGTGCTACCGCAGCTTCAGGGATTGCTGCGGCTTCAGGAATTACTGCGGCTTCAGGAACTACCGCTGCGGCCACGGGGGCTTCCGGCAACTCAACAGCCTGCGCCTTCTTCAGCTTGCTTGGCACGACAGGAGCCGGAGCAACAGGCGCAGCAACTGCGGCCATCTCAGGAGTAAGCGCAGTTTCGGGAACCGCTGTGGCAATCTCTTCCGCAACTGCGGCAGGGCCAGTAGCAAAGCGGCCAATAGCCGCGCTAGTCTTCGGTGCGGCACGACGGAAACCCGTCGCTACTGGTTTGGCCGCAAACGGTAGAGCGAGAAGCCCAACGTTGAAGTAATCCTCAAGTGTTGCGCGATTGGTTAAAATGTCACCGGCACTACGTTCGGTTTTTTCGATACCGAGTATGCCTTCAGTACCAGTTTTGATATTCCTAAGTATATTACTGGCGTAGTCATTGGCTCGGCGTTCATCGAAACCGGGAATTAAATCAGCTAAAGTTGCGAAGCCGGATTGGAGCGTATCATAGATGCCACCCGTAATTGTGGTCGGCGTATACGCTTTTAGTTCCGGTTGCCGGTTTGCGACGAGACTAATCTCTTCGGTCGGGGCAGCGGCTTGCGGCTGGTCAACAGGTGCTGCGGACAAACGTTTGACCTGAACAGCCGCAAGCAGGGGGCCTTTGTAGTTCTTTGCAATCCACGTATCGGCGGCAGCTTTAAGTTCATCGTTACTGCTAAGCGACGTTACACCGGGAAGCGTGATCGTCTCCCCAGTGGCAGGAATTTTCAGGAATACTGGTTCGCCTTTCGGCTTCTCCTCGGCCATTTAAAATCCTATCGACGGATGATTGGTTTACCAGTTGCGGGCGGAAGAAGTCCGCTAAACATGTTGGCCGCAGCAGGCGATTTCAGACCAGTACTAATCTGCCGTGTTGGGTTCTTTGGATCAACCGCCACAATACCGTCGGCTGTAGTGATGAACCGATACGACGTTGCGCTGCCGCCACCTTCGCCTCGGCCATCGCCACGAGCAAAGCGTTTTTCATCAAGCGCAAGGCTGCGCGCCTGAAAAGCCGACATCTGCTTCGGGATCGACAAAACAAGTTCGTTTGTATCTTCGTTGCGAATTTCAATGGCGTTGCCAACGTCAATCTCGCGTGTCTTGGACGGCATCTTCTGGTCTGTAACAACAGACGAACCGTCACCAAATGTCAGTCGCACATTGCCGGTTGCAGGATCGCGGTCACGGTTGAACACTTGTTTCGGACGGAACGCTTCTGTCTGCACCAACTTAAACGCCTCTGCGGGGTCTGCGTTCTCAAGAACGCCACGCTGGCCCTCTGGCAAAGACGAGGCGTATTGCTTAACGAATGCGCGCTGCTGCGCTTCTTGCTGCTGAGCCTGCTGCATCTGTGCGATCTGATACTGAGCGTTCAGCTTTTGCATCTGCTGTTGGCGGACGTTCTGGATAACTGCGCTAGGGTCTGTCGCGCCACGGCTACCTGCGGCCTGAAGCACTTGACCAAGCGCGCTAATCTTTTCGCCAGTCGATAGCGGGCCGATGCCACCGCTCATAAGAGCCTGCATATCCTGAATGTACTTTGCCGTTGGCGAAAGCTGAGGCTGAGCGGCTGCGGCGGGAGGGGCAATACCTACCGGGGCAACAGCTTGCGGAGCAATAGCGGGCATAGCCGAGCCACTTGGAGGAGTGCGGTTTGGAACCAGTAACCGCATCAAGTTGTCCATTGGGAGCGCCATCTAATTAACCCTTTTTGAAAAGATCAAGGATACCGCCGATTGCCGAAGCAGCCGACCCAACTTGGCCGAGCGTTGACTGGCCCGGTGCAGTTGTCGTTTGCGTGACTGGGGAAGGAAGACCCTGCGAACCCATGAGTAAAGTTTGAAGCTGCTGCTGCGGGAACCCACGCTGTTCGAGGAAGTCCTTGTACGCCAGATCGAGGTTCTGCTGAGCCATGCCACGCTGTGCTTGGCCTGCACCCTGAAGCATCGCAGCGTAGGACTGCTGCTGACCAAGCGCCTGTTGGCCGAAGCCAGACAAGGCCTGTGCACCCGCAAGCTGCTGACCCGGCAGACCCTGTGCAAGCCCAGCGGCTTGCGAGTAACCCTGATTATACAGGTTCGCCAGCGTTTGAGCCGTATTCAAATCCTGCTCACCGGCAAGCTGCGCTTCGTAAACACCACGGCGCTCGTTACCGAATGCACGCGATGCGGCCATTTGAGCCTTTGTTGCTGCGTCACGCTCGGCGCGGTTCTGTGCAAGACGGGCCATCGTGGCGTCGATGACGTTGGTCTGGAACGGCGACATGAAGCCGGAGACATCTTGCTGGAATTGCTGAGGGGTATATCCGGCTGCACGCTCAGCAACTTGGGTGGCTTGCTGAAGTTGCGGCATCCCAACTTGCTGGGTTGCAGCGTTGATCGCGGTCTGGAACGCCTGCTGTTCAGCGGGACGGAACTGCGCAATGCGCGGACCTTGATATGCCTGATACGGAATGGACGCAACTTGCTGTGCGGCCCCATAGTTACGCGCCAGAATATCCTGAATGAAAGGATTTAGTGACTGAGTTTGTGTGGTAGTTACCGCCATTATAATCTCCGTGCGGACTGGCCGCCTAATCCTTCGTTATTAACACAAAACAAAATAAATTGACAGCCCATTACTGCTCCGTCTGCGTTACTGCCAACAATGCGGCTGGAGCGGCTGGAGCAAATGCCGTAGCAGCTACCGTTGAAATGCTGATATTCACGTCATCCGATGCAAACATGATCTCCATGTAGTCACCGGCTAACATAGAAATAACCTCATTGATAGTCACAACAAGGTATCCGTTATTCAAGTTGATTGATGCAATTCGAGCGGAGTTAGGAATGTCTGTCGTTCCATTCTTTCGCAACCAAACTCGTACCGCCTTCTGTGAAGAGTTGGTCGAAGTCATCTGTATGGATAGCGCAAAATTATACAGGCCAGCATTTGCAATAATGATGCGGGATGTTGGCGTTCCACGCGATACGCCCTTGGCAAGTTCTGTAGTAGTGAACGTCAAAGCGTAGGCAGTGTTGGCCACAGCCGGTGTCTGAGTGTCAGTCTTGGTAAACTCGCCGTAATACTTCTGTTGCTCAATCGTTGGGCGGACGAAGATGATGCCGTCCGTCGTCCCAACCTTCAACACAGCGGCCAAAGGAATGACATTGTTTGGCGCGGTTGGCTTAACGTTTGTAAAACCACCAGCAACAGTTGGCGAGGCGTAAAGCAAATCGCCAAGGGAGAAGGCGCTAGTATTTAGGCCACGAACAAAGCCCCACGTTGTGCAGTATCCCTTCTGCCCAGTGTCGGGCAGATCGTGCGTCATTACGCCAAGGATGTACAGCGAGTTCTGCGATCCGTCCGCTAGATACGGACTAACCGACAGCGCGCTATCAGGGGCTGCGCCAGTGAAACCGACAACAGTACCGTTCGGTATTGTCACGCCAGTATTGTTTTGGACCCGTGCATAAATCTCTTCGCCAATCTGCTGGACAACGCCGTACTCCATACCCAGATCAAGCGTCTGGTCGGCGGTATTCCACGAAAGACTACCCCTATCGGGGGTATGCGTGTCAGTCGTAATGAACGAGGCGTCGGAGACAACTAACTTGGCGGGCTGGTAGACGCCTACGTCTTGGCCCTTCTCGTAAACAGTAGACGAGTACAGTTCGATGAGGCGATTGCGCTGGGCCTCATACGACGGGGTGTATACCGCCGGGGGTGGTGGTAGCTTAATGCTCACCTGCGGCCACCCGGAATTGCGTTAAGGCGCTGCGTCCCTACACGCCAATCAGACGGCGTTGTAGTTGTCACACGCATCTTGATCTGGCGTCCATTGAAACGAACCGATGTCGGCTGTGTCAAACTATACGGACCGTAAGTTGTCTCTTCGCTTGTCGGGTAATAGCGCGTCTTAAATGTGGCAGAGACGCTACCCTGATTGCGTTCGTCAGGAATCATCTCGTTAATATACAAAATCTGGTCGCCGTTTCCAATCTGGAACGGACCAGTCTCGGCGTAAGGAAGCGCGCCGCTGTAGTTCAGGCCGACTTCGTGGTCGTAGATAAAGCCGTCCGTACCAATCATGATTGGGTTACGGAACACGCTGCGGTCTGTACCAGCCGTGCGGGCCAGTGTGCCAATCGACCAATGGTTCTCTACATAATCCCAAGAAACATAGCTGTCGTTCTCGTTCGATCCAGCCGACGGATAGAACCACCAGACTTCGTTATACTGGCTGTTGTTGACAGCATAGACTTTGGAGATTTGGTTCGTGTTGAGGTTGTTAAATACATAGTCGTAGACTTCGCATGGCAGGGGCTTGACGTAACCATCGTAAACGTGGAAGCCCTTCTGGCCCATCCATACCGCCATGTTGTCGAGAACGGCAACGCAGTTAGCAGACGCAGCACCGCAGGCACGGCCCGCGATTTCTGCTTGATACACAAACGGCTGGCCCACATATGTCAGAACGTGCGCGTCAATGTCCGTTATTATAAGGTTCTGGCCGCGAACGCGCTTGCCGGTGATGATCCGGCCCGATGTTTGTAGGATGATGCTGCCAGCAAGATTGGTAGAAGATGGCGTCCAGACGGTATTGTCTTCGAGATCGGACCACGCAACCTTACGGCCATCGCCCGACGCACCAAGCGCAAACAACGAACGCTCGGCGGTGACAAGAAGGCCGATGTTATTGATCGGCGCGTTTGCGATTACCGCAGCTTTGGTTGGCGTAGTGAAGTCGAGTTGCCACTCATACAGCTTGCCGTCAGATGTTGCACAGCCGACGAGATATTCACCCCAAGTGTCTAGCGACCATGTGGTAGCGGCTGTTACAGAACCAGTATCAGGACGAGGTGTGCCGTAAAAGCCACCACCATAAGTATCAATCCCGTAGCCAGCGCCCGTAGAAGCATCGTCCGATCCCGCTGTAAAACCAACAGGCGTAATATCTACCAGAACATTGGACTGTGTAACAGCATAAAGTTTCGACGAAGTTCCGATGGCCATGAGGCGTACACTGCCGTTCGTCTTCCAACTAAGAAGCGAACGAGCCTTGCCCGTTAGCGCGGGGATGTCGCGTTTCTCCCACCCGCCAATCGGCTCCATAGCGCCTTCTGTCCAGCGCACAAGATTAACGTCGTACCACCGCCCGGCGGACTGAAGTTCAGTGCCGTTGCGAAATACGCCGGGAGGAATGTTAATCGGAATTAGCGCCATGTTTTTATCCGTACCTAAAGTCTTAGGTCTTATATCACTTTCTAGAAGTTTTTACAGCTTCTTCCCATGCTTCTATAGTTCGGCGATGGCGCAGAGCGCAATCCCCATATTTAGCTATTATATCTACTTCCCATATAGCGCGCTCTGGGTCGGCGAGTGGGTTAGGAATTGAGGGCAGCGGAGGGCAGTTACTCGCTAGGTTCGCCGGAGGCTGCGGCATTGGCGCGACTGAGACCGCCTTCGAGCAGCCCGACAACGCGAACATCAGGAACACAATCAGCAGAAACAGCAGGCAAAGTCTTGTATATCTCGCGGATTGTTTCTCGCTCTCCGGCGACCACGACATCGGCTTTATCTCGTTCGGCTTGGTAAAGCGTAGAAACCGCATCTATCTTTCCTTGCATTTGCTGGCGTTGCTTTTCAGCCTTTTCCAAAGCCTTGGAATAAGCGGCATCGCACTGCCAGTCTTTGATCTTCCATCCGGAGGCGAGGCCAATAGCAAGAGCGCCTGCCGCCACATAGCCCATGAATGGATCAATCCGCACCATTTATTTTGCCCCATTCCCTCACCGCAAATATAGTAGCACATGACGCAATCGTCGCCGCTAAATCAGTCAACGATATTGGAGACTTGGTAATCATTGGTAACACGACAGCGTTAACGATAACACCGACAGCAATACCAACGCACGTTACTGGCCGCCACCAAACGCGAACTCGCTCAAGCATGGCCGCTTCAAGTTCCTTAACCGTCATTTCGGATCAGGATATTTAGCGTGGGGAAGTTCCCAATGCGGGCCGTCCTTAAATGATTTCCAGTCGCCACCCCACGTAATCTGTACGTTCTCTAGCTTGGCTGCCTTCTTCATGGCTGCTTCGATTTTGTCAAAGAGCGGCCAATCCCAGCGGATGCTACCAGCTACATAAGGCGCGATGTCAACCGCAAAGCCATGAATGTGGCGTGAGCGCATTGTCTTGGTCGCACCCTTGGCGAACAGTTCACGTTGGCGTGCTGGTGTGCGAAGCCCCTCAATGACGGTGAAGTCTATATCAGAGATACTGATAGCGCGCTTAACGACGCGCACCAAATCAGGGTGCACGCCGCGAAGGTTTAGAAGGGAGCGCGGGCCTAGTTTAAAAGCCATTACCGATCTGCCTTGTTGTCCAGCTTGTCCTCAATCCGGCGAAGGTGCATCATGACTTCATCAAACTTCTTGTCGATGCCGTTAAACTTTTCGTCACCAAACTCCAGCTTCGTCTCAAGGATTGCCAGTCGGTTGCTGAGTTGCGTCCACACGCCAATGATGGCGAAGATGCCAGCGATGACGGTGAGAAGCGTGTCGATGCCAAACGACATATCCATTGTTATGCAACCCATTCTTCAGCAGGAGCATCTGGCCATACTGGGTCGAGCATATCCAATTCACGCAGGGCTTGGCGGTGATCAGCAAAATCAGCCTTGCACTGAGCAGTCAGGGGGACATCCCCAAGCTGCGTCCAGTCTGTTGCGGACAGCTTCGTGTTACGAAGGGCCTTGTTGGCCGCAATCGTGGTTGCGTCAACAGCAGCTTTAGCTTCGTCGTCCATATCGGCCACAGCGTACTTGGTGTACCACTTGCCCTCGATCTCCTCAACACCGTCACGGTATGCAACCTGATAGCGTGTAGGGGACGGCTGTGGGCCTTCGAACACAACGTCCGCGCCCAAGTCGTTGACCAACTCTTCGGTCAAGACATAGGGGAAAGATGTGTTCGGGTACATGGCGCGGAGTTCGCTTTCCAGTACAACTGCGCCTGTTTCTCTTATGCGATATTCAGCCATTGTTTTTGTCCTTACGCGATGGCGAGATAGATGTAGGTTGCGGATGATACGTTGACGTTTGTTGCTGCGTCCTGATTGACGATGAAGCCGCTGCTGTCAGTATCAACGCTGTCGTCTGTTGTAACCTGAGGCTGTATGCCATTCAGCGATAGATGCGGGTCATTACCAGCCACAATGCCGCGTGCGCTATCCCAGACATACCAGTCGCCTGTGCTGTCCGTCCGCTTAATCATCACAAACCGCGCACCAGCAGCAAAGCCACAGTTAATCGTCTGGCTGCTTCCATTGCCGGTGTAGCTGCCGACCTTGCTCACGCCCGGTGCGGAGGCGAAGAGGTAGGTGACGTAGTTACCTCCAGAAGCATTGCTGTCCCCGCCAATCGTGAAAACAGTAGACGTAGGCACCGTAGAATTGAGATTGCCAGAGCTAAACGCAGGACGGCCTGCTGCATTACTCAATGCAAGAAGCGCGTTGGCCTGTGACAAATCAGCCGATTTATCCCATGTGAACCAGTTATAGCCTGCGGAACTACGGTTCTTCATAATCATCAACTCCGGCGTAACGCCAAGGTTGTGATTAATCGTGCGACCGTTTACCCCGTTCCCCGTATAGCACACCACATCCATGAAGCCGGGGGCGCGGCGGAACATCCAAGATCGGTTACCGCTTTCGTAATTTACTGCCCACCCTACATTAGAGCCGAAAACAAAGTTTGAATTGCCGCTTTCAGCATTAGTTTCGTTTAACAATAACTGGCGTGCGCCTAGCAGCCTTGTCCCTGCGGATTTGTTTGAAAAGCCCGCTGGCATTGCATCAAACGCAAAATCAACAGGGAAGCCCGAACTATAAGTTGGTACGGTAGAAGACGCGGTTCCAAGGGCAGTGTTATACACACTCGTCCCCAGCGTCGGTGTCCGCATAGGCCCGCGACGGATGGCGATGTAGATGTAAGTTTGCGAAGCATTAAGGTTTCCAGCGTTAAACCCTGTTGCTGTCGGAACGTAAACTGCTGGCGTGGATGTGCCTTCAGCATTGGCAGAGTTAGCCAAAAGATTGGCGGTAGAGCCAGTTGACATATTCCGCATAACGTCGGCTATAAACCAAGGGCCGCCAGATGTGGTTTTGCCAATTAGCCACTGCGGCTCCCATCCGAGGGTTACAGAAGCCGTGCCAGACCCGTTAGTCGTAAACGACCCACACTGAATAAGCCCGTCAGCAGTTGCGTCGTGGGCGAAGAGGTAGGCGACGTATGTACCGCCGCCACTGTTTGTGTTCCCATAATCACGATCAGCAGTAAATGTGGTCGCAGTTGGGTTCCAAATAGCAACGCTTCCGTATGTGGATTTTGCGGCTGTGGTGTTTAACGCCAATACACTGCTATTAGGAGATGGATTTCCACGATGATAAACAGACCAATCAGATGTGGCGTCTAGTCGTTTAACAATAATACAACCCGGCTCGGTGCCGAGATTATGGCTGATTGTTTGGCTTGCGTTACCATTCCCCGTATACGTCACAATATCAAAGAACTTAGGTGCTTCGCGGAATGTCCATGAGGCGAAGTTACTGGTTGATTGGTCACCGCTACCACCAAAATATGAGGCAGCGTCAATACCGAAGCCAGAACTATTAAACGATATGCCGTTGTTTGGAAATGTAGACTGCCCGTTTGTTAGGTCAGAGCTAAGGTACTTGTCATCACCACGGACCGTATCAAACAATCCGTGACTTTGCGTGGTTGTAAACCCCGAGCCGGGGCTTCTCATCTTTAACCAAACCAACCCGCCCTTGCCAGCAAGGTCAATGCCGTTGGTGAT